CATTACTTGGTCTCCTTTGCTTTTTCCATTGCTATATGGTCTTGTTCTTCGTGATAGAGCCGATCATCTTTATCTGCTGGGTGTTCACTCATTTCATTAACTATTTCTTTTATTGGTATCATAAATGTATATCTCCAGACATATTCATCAAAATCTCTACCGACTATTTTAACAGGACACTTGTCCAACCACTCATAGAACTCATTTGGCATATCATTCATTTCATAAGTTATTTTCATTCTTCTTCATCTCCATTAAATAGTTTTAGTTTAATTATTACATCCTCATCCTCGTTAGGAGTCCAACTCCACTCAAATACCTTCCCTCTCTGTAATTCATAGAGGTCGCTGTCAGTTAGATTAACATCACAGCTATAACGTGGCTTTGCATTGATTGTATGAGGTCTAGCCATTATATATTCTCCTTAGTATAACCCTCAAACCAATCTATTCCCTCTGATTTGGGGTCGTTACAATGTTTTTCTGCCTCTTCCAAGGTCAACCCACGTTTGACTACCTCAGGCTCACCATAGAACTGATACCTTACTATTTTATAAGTCATTTATTCTCCTTATTAATTTCATCTTTTGTTTTATATTCCCAATCCTTAAAATCAGACATATGGTCAGCACCTGTTACTCCACACACTATCTCGTCAGCCTCTTTCACATTCGGATAATATATATACCCATTATCAAACTCTCCATCTCTTTCATTCCAATGTTCATACTTGTATTTAGACTCAAATCCTGCTAATTTCAACTCTTCCATAAGATATTCGCCTCCACTATCGGAGTACCAATCACAAGCAATATAAAATCCTTTCTTTTTAATTAAGGGTGTCACTTTGTATTCTCCTTATATATGTCGATTCATATGGCACATTCCAAACTCACATTTAGTATCATTTAAAGATAAGCCTGAGGGTGTCTCCCCCCAAGCCTTCCCTATATATAAAAAAGGTAAGAATATCCTTAATTGACTGGTGCATTGTTTATCTTCGTGTTGGCTATTAAAAAAACCATCAATACCGAACCATATGTTTCCCCTAACTATAAAATAGATAGAAGGTATGATTATTTCTTTCTTCATATCACCCTCTTTATTTTCATATCATTAATTTGCATATCTCGATTGATCTCAAGTCTAGCAAGAGTAATTAGGTGTACTTCCTCACATTTAAGCACCACCAACTCATTATTTGCTAACTTATTTATTATATCCACAAGTGAAAAGCACTTCGGATGGTAAGTTATTGTATCGTCACCTTCATTTATTAGATAATGTCTATCCATTAGTCTAGAGTCCCTATCTCAACACCCTTGTCTCCAACCTCTAGCATCATATCCTTGGCAACATCCATCAACTCCTCAAGGCACTCATATCCACAATCTTCAGCATTGGACAATGCCCAACTGAAATTGTCTTTTGTCATCTCAAGGTGATATTTAAAGCAAACCATCCTGTCTGCCGATGTCAACTCTCTCACAGGCTTATTGCCTATCTTCTCATATTCCTTAATCCAATCTCTCATTACTTATTCTCCTAATTAGTGGGGAGCAATCCCTCAAGACTGCTCCCCTGTTTAATGTTACTTGCCTTCGAGTATGTAATGCACAGCCTTTGACGAGTCACGAAGTGCTGAAGCCATAATCTTCGAGTCATTCTTTAGCCTTGACACCCACCCTTGTAGATATGCTTCAGTATTCCCTGTTGCTGAACTCGTGTCAAAGTTGAAGTATCTTGCTAACATTTCTGCACCACTCTCAGCAACAAGTTCCTCTTTAGCATACCTATGGTCACCCCATATACCAAGGTCGGTAATTCCTTCACGACTCAAACAGTTTTTATGACCACTTGAGTGTACAAGTTCGTGACACCCTGTATGAAAGTAGTGACTCTCTGATGTTCCGTTATAGCCACTCTTATCTTTAAACTGTTTCATCGTCGGCATATGGATAGTGTGTTTGCTAGGACTATAACAAGCATTTCTTCCGTCTATTTTAAGAGCAGGTGAATTCTTCATCTCTTTAATTAGATTATGAAGAGTCTTCTCGACCTCTGTCTTCTTAAGTTTTTTAGTCTTTTTAGGTTTAGGAAGAGGTAGTTTAGTCTGTTCAATGTTGTAGACTAGGTGTATTCTAGGTTGTTGAGGGAATCTAACAACGAAATCCTCGTTAGTATGAGTTCCCTCTTCAATCATCCTAGCTTTCTGTTTAAAGGTTACCTTCTTCCACCCTTCACGAAGATAGATATTAGGAGTCCAATTTTCAACAGGCATTCTCTTCGCATCTACATCTTTTAACATAAGAGCCTTCAAGTCATTATACTTAACCTTCTCGTCATTCTTGTCGGCATACCAAAAGAATTTGCCACTTCTTACCTTCTTAAATCCCATCTTATTAGCTAGTTGGTCAAAGGTTATCCAAGCATTATGCTTATACTCCTCTAGTTGAGATATAAATGTTAGATAGCAATTTACTCCTCGATAGATATATCCTGTACTATGGTTATGAGCAAATACTCCCAAGTTTTGATTCCATTTCATTTCCCAAGGCATTTTCTTCTCTTTCTCGATACAAGATAAAGCCATTTCTGTAACACTATCGGCAATTATATCGATATTTGTCTTTTTATTTTTCATCTCTTATTTCTCCTCGTTAATGTATCGTTCATTTAATTCTTTGAGCCTGTCGCCCATATTAGTATCACAATAGTGACAATATTTCTCGTCTGTATTGTACATATCATCAAGTTCAAAATGACACCATCTTGCCTTGCACAAGAATGCCTTCTCTTGATGTCTTTTTACACAATAGTCTTCAAAGGTCATTTCCTCGTCTTCCTGCTCTAAAAATTCCTTGAATAATTGCTCTTTATGGTCGAATAGATACTCGTCATAGTCTAGATTAGCACCAACACTACTGCTCTCGTTAGAATGGGCAATAGCACCAGCCTCCATCATCTCGTTATGAGTTACATTTTCTTCCATCACTTTCTCCCTCGATTAATGTTAAATTGTACTGACGAGGTATTAGTCTTTCTAATCTCGTCATCTGTTGTATTCTCTCGATAGTAGCGAGTATTGAATTCATACCCTTTACGTTCCTCGTCGGTCAATCCAGTTTTGTCTGTTGAATAGCAAATCATTACTTGATCCCCCTGTTGAAATGGTTGGCAAGTCTATTCATATTCTCTTCGTGACGACTGACGACTCCCCTGTAGGTCGGTAATACTACCACTTGAGCCTTCTTGGTTGCTCGTCTAATACTCTTCGTTTCTTTTATCGTTTTACCGAAGAGACTATTGAAGGCATTGTCGATAGTGGTATCGTCACAAGGCTCAATCTCTTCCTCTTCGGTCTCCCCTTCTTCTAGGTCAATCCAATACTCACGTTCCTCGTCGGACATATAAGTATCACTTGCATTATCGACGAACTGCACGTCGGTTTCTATTGAGGTCATAATATAATCTTCCATTTCGTTTTCCTTTCGGTTTAGTGTTCGTTTTCGTGTTATTTGTTGAAGGTGGCGAGGGAGTCGAACCCTCAATACTGCTCTACCATACCACCCTTCTCTTCTCTTCGGAATACCCTTCCTGCATATCCCTGCAATAGACTAGAATGATTAAGCAATTATTAGTTTGGCTTCGGTGATGCAGGGGAAATTCATTATCCATCATATCCTCGTTGTGCTTCTCGTCTTGAACTCCCTTCGTCTCAGGAGGTCATCCACTCTTCTCTTCTCGTCGTAAATGGTCTATGACTACTTTATCCCACTACTCCTCGGTATTGTCTGTTTATAACAGCCCCTTACATACCTACATTCTCTTCTATTCTCTGACCTTTATCCGATGGTGACTTTCAGCCCATGTCACCTAGTTCAGCTCGGCATCTCCATTTCTCTTGAGGAGGGAGTATCAATTCTATCGAGGGTCTCCCCTTCTGTATGTACTCACCTCAATTACTCTGGTGATGTTGTCCACATGATTAGTTGTGTTATGTCAAAAAGCAAATATATTTAATCAGTTACTGCATCGATGCCATAAATATAAGCACATAACATAGGTAACATACAACACATATATTTGTTCCTCGATATGAAAATAATTATAATCGGTGGCTCAAACTAGCAAAACAAGTAAGGATTGGTACATATAATAGTAGATAATAATGGTAAATGATACCGATCACCGAGGGGACTAGGATTATATGCAGATCAAAAGATAGCAGTATAGCGACGAGGATCGCCTCAAATCATGGTGGATCTCGCCTCAATCAATTCTTATATACTATATACAGTGATACACTAGATGGTAATGGTATCCGATACCTGTATAGACTAACCGAGGACTGCACCAAATGGTATCTAATAATGATAGTAGTAACAAGTAGCGACGAGAAACTAGGTTGATATCTTACAGGTTGGTGACCATCGTCCCCTTCTCTACGTGTACAGGCTACCGACGGACACCGATGGGAGCAAATGGTCACCGAGGAGGATAACGTGCAGAAAAAAAACAAAGATAACGGAATCGCAAAACCGAAAAACCCTCGACGCCCCGCCCCCTTTAGGTTATTGGACGCGTATTGTTTTGTACCATTTTTTTTAGGTTTTGTACTTTTGTAAACAATCCTTAACTTACCCTAATTAATTAAAGGAGACATACACATGCCAGCAAACAAGCCGTATCCAGGCGAGAATCCAGTAACTGCACAAAAGAGAATAGCCAAGAATAAGGTTAAGAAGGTTGATTCTAAGACTAAGTCCGACATGATGGCCGCAAATATATCCAGTACAATCAAGAACATGGGATACTAGGGGGATACAAGGGGGATCTATCCCCCATGCAAGGGGCTTAGTAAGGGGCTTATAGAGCCCCATAAGTATAAGTATAGGTATAAGTAATAAGGTATACGGGTATACCGCGAAGTTTAAAATAAAAAAGGGGGTATCACATTGATTGAAGCAATTGTACTATCAACCCTACTAAGTGTAGAGCCAGCGTTTCAAGACTACGAGCCAGAAGTTAAGCTTGAGAGGAAGCGCTCGCATAAACGTAGGCGGAAAATAAGAAAACCAGTTAAAGGGCTCAGATGAGAACCTATAAAGTTAAAGGAGAGGATCATCACATATATGATCTAGAGTCTGAGCTCCCAGACGACATACACCCTATAGAAAATTGGCGCGACGGTTACCCAGGGGATTGGGTTCGTGCTGATGATAATGCTTATGTGCAGATCTTAGAAAGAAAGAAGATTGGCAAGGGGGAGAGTGTGCGCACATGTGTCGGAACCTACATGGTGGCGCAAACCATGGATACCGCTGAAAGAGATAGTCGCTACACAATAAACGGAAAGCTTGACTCAAATACCGTTAAAGAGCGCAAAAAGCCCACAGATAAGGAGGTAATCTTCGCCAGTAAGGTAGTTAGAGGGGCAGACGCAGTTAAGGCCTACATGGAGGTATATAATGCAAACAGTAAAGATTATGCTAAAAGGCGCTCTGCGCTACTTTTAAAAACAGAAAGGATAAATACACTAATGAATCCAACCAAAGAAGAATTAACTGAGGTCTTTGCAAGCCTAGACGTAGATCTGAAGTTCTTAATACGAGAAGCAAAAGACCAGGTCGTAGATGGAAAGAACGGTAGCGATAAGATGAACGCACTTAAGATGTTATGGGAAGCCTTTGGGGTTGTTACTCAGAAGAAAGTTACTGAAGTAGCGGGCATATTCCAAGGATTTGAACCAGCCCAATTAAAAGAAGTAAAAAGACCGTCATTGCCAGAGCATCAAACAACTGGCGATGAGCCTATTTAATGGCCAATATAAACACCAAAAACGTCTCAGAAGCAGAAGAACTACTACTGGCAGCCAAGAATGATATAATTGCGTTTGGTAAGCTGTTTTTAGCAGATGATTTCTCAAGATCTGAGACCCCATGGTTTCACTATGAGATAGTAGACGCGGTAGATGAGATGGATGGAGAATTACATAAATATCGCAATCTTGCAATTATTATGCCAAGGGGCCACGGTAAGACCGTTATAACCAAGGCTGACATTATGAGATCCTTTTGCTTTGCAGAGGAGCCGCTATTTTATGGATGGGTATCAGCAACCCAGAAGTTGGCTGTTGGCAACATGGACTATATTAAAACTCATTTAGAGTTCAATGAAAAAATTAAGTACTACTTCGGGGACATGAAAGGAAGAAAATGGACAGAGCAAGATATAGAGCTTAAAAATGGATGCAAACTTATTTCAAAATCCAATATTTCTGGTATTCGTGGTGGTGCTAAGCTCCATAAGCGGTATGATCTTGTTGTATTGGACGACTTTGAAGACGAAAACAATACACTTACTTCAGAGTCTAGGTCTAAAAATGCAAATATGGTCACAGCTGTTGTTGCTCCTGCTTTGGAGCCTCACGACGGTAGGTTGCGCATTAATGGTACGCCTGTTCATTACGATTCATTCATCAATAACCTCATTACTAACTATCAAAAATCTCAAAGCGAAAATAAAGACTTTTCTTGGAAAGTGATGCTCTATAAGGCAATACAAGAAGATCAAGCGCTTTGGCACAGTTGGTTTCCACTTACAAAGCTGACTGAGAAAAAGAAGTTCTACGTAGACTCTGGAAAACCTCATAAGTTCTACCAAGAGTATATGATGGAGGTTCAATCTGCTGAAGACTCTATCTTTAATATGAGACATGTTAAATACTGGGATGGGTTTTATAAGTTTGATGAGAATGAGATGATGCCATACTTGTACTGTGAGGGAGAAAAAATACCAGTTAATATCTTTGCTGGCGTAGATCCAGCCACAGACTCAGAGAGAAGAGATAGTGATTATAGTGTTATTATGATAGTTGCATGCGATATTAATGCTAATATATACGTGCTGGATTATGTAAGAAAGAGATCTTTACCAGTACTTGGGATACCAGGTGAAAACAAAAAGGGGATAGTTGACCATATGTTTGATCTTAACGCCAAGTATAATCCAACTCTGTTTACAGTTGAAGATACTTCAATGTCAAAGCCAATATTTCAAGCACTCAGGAGCGAGATGAGAAGAAAGAATGATTTTAGCTTACGTTTCAAAGAAGAACTACCTGGAACTAAGCAGAGCAAGCTTGATAGAATACAGGGAGTATTAGCTCAAAGAATGTCAATTGGTGCGGTGAGGATACGAGACTCCCACTATGACCTTCAACATGAGATACTTACTTTCGGCAAAAGAATGGCTCACGATGACACTATAGATGCTCTCGCTTATGCGGTTAAGTATGCCCATCCACCAAATGGTTCTGAAAATCAGTCTGGAGACTGGATAAGAAGACAAATTGATAGACCAAAAAGCTGGGTATTAGCCTGATGGCTGACAAAGGCGGTGCACGATCTTTTAAGGGCGAGGTGATCGGAGGAGATTCTTTTTCTGTCACTTTGAATTTTAAGTGGTTATTGCAGATAATAGCAGCCACAGCAATAGTAGTCTATTCCTTCTGGCAATTAGAGTCTAGAATACAAGAATTGGAAAGAAATATGGATCTTGCCCTGCAAGAAATAGAGCTACATGATCAGGAAAGGAAGGCGGCAGAGCAGGAGCATATTCAGTCAATGCAAGAGCAGATGGACTGGTATCAAAGAGAGTTAAATTTAAATCCATTTAGTTGGGGCAAAAAGAAAGGGAAATAATGGCAAAGCAGACAGCAAAAACAAAGGCTGATAGGGTAAGAGATCTCTATATTAATCTAAATGGTGCAAGCCGCCAGCGATGGGAAAAGGTCAATCAACAAGGGCACGATTTTTACTTAGACAATCAGCTTACTCAAGAGGAAAACGAAACTCTTGAAAGGCAGGGAATGCCAACATTTACTATTAATCGTATTATTCCTATTGTAGAAATGTTAAACTTTTATGTTACTGCAAATCAGCCAAGATGGCAGGCGATTGGAGCAGAGGGTTCTGATATAGATGTTGCCAATGTTCACGCTGATGTTGCTGACTATATTTGGTATGAGAGTGATGGTCAGAGTAAGTTCAGCCAGGTTATTAATGACGCGGCAACAAAGAGTGTTGGGTATTTTAAGGTGTCGGTTGATGCCCACTCTG